CATGCTCTCCGATGGCTACTCCGACATCACCAAGGAGTACAGCACCGAGGTCGCATCGATCTACAAGAATATGACCTACCCCGGCACGGGCGTGGATCTCATGGAGACCAAGGGGCCGGAGGATCTGTACATAGATCCTCAGGTTCGCATGGGTTGGTACGAATGGGGGCGCGCCACTGACTGGCGCGATGCCAAGATGCGCGAGTACGGCATCAAGTCGACGTACTCTGCTTCCTACAAGACCAGCGGTCTGTACTCCAAGATGAAGGATCTCGAGGCACAGGTTGTTGCTGCCTATCCCGCATGGGATAGCGTCCGTCGCTCTGCGGCGACTGACTTCTGGACACAGACCATGAAGGTCGTGAACATCACGGTCAGCAACAAGAAGTGGATGAAGCAGCAGACCGGAGCCAACGCTGAGAAGTGGGGCGAGATCGCATTCTGGGCAGAGCAAGCGAACAGGTTCAAGCAGGCGCTCGACTCGCTCACCGCGAGTCGTCAGGACACGAAGCCGCTCAAGGCAGCATGGGCAGAGTGGCACAACCAGTACGTCGCTGAGAGTGGAACGGAGTTTGCTCTGTTCGCTAATCGCTGGCTGGATCGGATGCCCGAACTACGAGATGAGAGTGATCAGGCATGACCAACCCCACGCCCAAGCCTGCACCCACGGCGAATCCCGGTGGCATCGTTGCTTCCAACCTTGGCGGATTCGATCCGAACAAGCAGTTCCCATCGTCCGGACTCGGTCAAGTCTATGTCATCGACTTCAACACGCTCGACATCATGAGGGACGACGAGGGGGATCCTCGTCTCGTCGATCCCTCTTGGGCGAATGACTACTACGACGTGGCGAAGAAGAAGTACTCGGACAACTGGAACCGAATGCTCTCGTTCTTCCCGCAGCATCCGACGGACAAGGGAATGACCACCGCTCTCAAGGATGCCGTGACATGGCAGTCGCTCGGACGCACAAAGGATCCGCGCCACTTCCTCAACACCTACGACTTCGGTGCCATCAAGGGTGGCACTGGTGGTGGATCCGGTAGTGGCGGTGGTGGAACCACGCGACAGGCAGTGCTCTACAGTGAGTCTGCTGCCAAGGCCACGGGCAATGCAGCGTGGCAGGAAGCGCTCGGGCGCGACATGACAGACCAAGAGTTGAAGGCCTTCACCAAGGCAATCAACTCTGCATCCAAGCATGACCCAAACATCTACGGCGCAGGGTTCCAGAAGGTCGGTCTCAACGCGCAGCAGTTCGCGCAGGATACGGCTCAGAGCAAGGAAGGCTACGCCGAGCGCAAGGTCGGCATTGACTTCATGGGCGTACTCGACAAGTTCATCTCACAGCCCACGATGATCGAACAGAAGTTGGCGCAGTAGCATGAAGAAGGACACCCTCGATACCAAGGCGCTCGCCAAGAAGTATGGCGTGGCTGCCGCCACGCTCAACGGCAATCCCGAATTGACGAACATCTTCAAGTTGGCGATCCAGCGCAACTGGCAGGATGCCGACATCCTGAACGCCATCACCAATTCCGAGTGGGGCAAGAACCACACGAAGACGTGGATCGAGATTGAGAAGGAGCGGCTGGCGCAGCCGAAGATCTGGGACTCGGTCATCGCCAAGACGTCGAAGACGATCAAGGATCAGTACCTCGCCATGGGTGCCGAAGTTCCGTCCGATACGGAACTTGCCAATATCGCGAATCAGACACTGCACGGTGGCGATCTCGTCGGTGGCAAGTGGGAGAACTACGACGAGTCGTGGCTGCAGCAGAAGATCGCTGGCGCGATCGACTTCACCAAGACCATGCAGGTCGGGGGCCAGTCGCTCTTCGATCTGTCCGGCAAAGCCGAAGAGGTCGCCACCTCTCTGTATGACACGGCACACAAGTACGGACTCGACTCGTCCATGTCGAACGAAGCGTTCACTAACTGGTTCAAGACCACGGCCAAGGCCGTGACCGCTGGCACTATGGCGGCGCAGGATGCAGACGATGAGGCGCAGAAGATGGCGATCTCCCGCTTCCCCGCGTACGCGTCCGCCGCAGCACGCGGCGTCACGCTGCTCGACTGGGCAGATCCGTGGCTCACTGTGGCCAAGGATGTGCTTGGTGACGCAACCATCGGACTGAACGATGACCTCGTGCAGAAGATCCTCAACGGCTCGGCCAAGGATGGATCACCCCAGCCCATGACGCTGTACGACGCGAAGTTGACAGCACGCAAGGACAAGCGCTGGATGTACACCGAGCAAGCAAAGAACGAGTACACCGATCTTGGCAGCAAGATCCTCAAGGACTTCGGGTTCCTCGGATGACAGATACCACGAATGCGACTGGCATCGCCAGCGCCTCTGAGATCTACAAGGACTTCGCGATGCTTCCGGCATCGATGCGTCCGATCATCGCAGAGAACGCACGCCTGAACAACATGACGCCCCAGCAGTATCTTGATCTGCGGGGTGGCGTCTCTCAGGCGGGCTACTACGGTGACTCGTACACCGAGGGCAAGACGCTCACGGGATCCGAGTATGCGGCTGTGCTCAACGCAGCCGCCAAGGCTGGACTCGCTGGTACCGACATCGGCGCGGCAATCAACGCTGCGTCTGATGCCAAGGCAGCGGGCACGTTCGACATCGCGTCCTTCCTGTCCACCGTGAATCAGAAGACCTTCAAGGGTGCGGGTGCTGGCAACCAGCGCCCGTCTGGCGAGAAGGCCAGCCCAATGGGCACCGCAACCGAGGAGCAGATCCAAGAGCGCAAGAGCGCACTGGATGCGCTCACTGCCATGTTCACGAACGCCGGTCTGGACAAGACATTCACCGACAAGTTGGTCGGTGTTGTCACCAACATGTACGCGTCGAACGTCAACCCAAACGAGAGCGAGATGCTCAACGCGATCTACAACTCGGACGCGTACAAGCAGCGCTTCTCGGGCAACGAAAAGATGCGCCAGCGCATGGCCGCTGGCAAGGCGATGCCCGGAGACCGTCTCCTCAATCCCGCCGAGTACATCCAACTCGAGTCGGACTACAGGGAGTACATGCAGCAGGCTGGCCTGCCCTCTGGCTTCTACGATCAGCCCGAGGACTTCTCCAACTTCATCGGTAACGGCGTGGCGCTGACGGAAGTCAAGCGCCGCGTGGATCTTGCATCCACGGCAGCGAACAACGCTGACAAGTTCACGCTCGATGCGCTCCGTACGCAGTACGGTCTCAGTGCGAGCGACATCACGGCCTACCTGCTCGATCCCGAGCGTGCGCTCCCGATCTTCGATGGTCGTAACACCATCGTCAATCTCGAGAAGGCATACGGCTCAGCCGATGTCGCTGGTGCTGCTGCCCGTACGGGATATGGCGCTGCGGGTACTGCATTCTCTGAGGAGATCTACAACTCGGGCAAGAGCAAGTACGCAGAGTCTGCGTTCCAGCAGGCTGCACAGATGCAGCCGGGGCTCGATCGCCTGAACAAGATCTACGGTGGCGACGTCAGCACCGAGGGCGTGGTGCGTGAGCAACTCGCCCTTGCTGGTGGTACCGAGGCCGGTACCAAGCGTCGCAAGTTGGCATCCAAAGAACGCGCCATGTTCCAGCAGCAGAGCGCAGTAGGACGCGAGTCACTCTCCCGAGTGGCGAACGTCTAACCAATCCCCTCACGCGATCGACCGGCCCGCGTGGGCGTAGTAGTCCGGTAGTCATGCATGTCCGATCTGTCCCACCCCTTGGGCCAGACGCGTTTGCGTGCGACCCGATAAGGGTTTAGCAAAGGGAGCATCACCATGGCATATGACAACGAAGACGAGTACGGCGAAGCCGAGACTCCGCTCATCAAGAAACTGCGTAAGCAGATCTCAGACATGAGCAAGGAACTCGCGGGCAAGGACGAGGTAATCGCGTCCTACGAAACCAACTCCCGCAAGAGCACGGTCGAGTCAATCCTCGAAACCTTCGGCGTCCCGGCCCGAATCGCAAAGTACATCCCTTCGGGTGTAGCAGCAGATGAAGAGTCAATCTCCGATTGGCTCTACGAGAATGGTGCCGACTTCGGCATCGTGCCAGTTGATGGTGATGAGTCGGGAGACGATCCCGATGCAGCCGCTTACGGACTCATGGATGACATGGAGGACGGCGGCTCTGACCCAAGCGTGGGTCAGGATATGTCAGCACGAATCGCTGCGGCCAAGTCGCAGGAAGAAGTGATGGCGATCCTACAGGGCAGGTAATCCAATCCATCAAGTGAAAGGGGGAGGTCATGGCTAATGCCCTTACCTCCACTTCAAGTATCTCCAATCTGATCCAACAGTCGTACGACAAGATGGTCGAGATGTCGCTCCGCTCGGAGCCGCTCTTCCGCAAGTTCGCCGACAAGCGCCCCGTCGATGTAACGAGTCCCGGCTCGTCCGTGACGTTCCAGATCTACAAGGATCTGGCACGCGTCACCGGCACGCTGTCCGAGACCACGGACGTCGACTCGGTCGCTATCTCGAATACCAAGAAGGTCTCCGTGACCCTCGATAACCGTGGCAACGCTGTCACCGTGACCGAGCGTCTGAAGTTGGAAGCCCTCTCGGCTGTCGATCCCGCAATCGCAGACATGCTCGCGTACAACATGCGCGACTCGCTCGATGCAATCATCTACGGCATCCTCGTCTCTCCCGCAACGGGCCGCTTCGACGGCACGGTCGCAGACGACGAGACTGTTGTCAATGGTGCTGACATCAGCGCGTTGACTGGTGGTGCGCAGTACCTCAAGGCAACCGATGTCATGAAGGCCGTTGCCAAGTTGCGCGGCGCTTCTGTCGTCGAGCGCGAGAACGGTGCGTTCATCGGGATGATCCATCCCGACGTCTCGTACGATCTCCGTGTCGAGTCGGCTGCAAACGGCAACGCCAACTGGCGCTCGCCGCACACCTACACCGACTCCGGTCTGGGTAACAACTGGAACGGCGAAGTCGGCATCTTCGGTGGCGTCAAGTTCATCGAGTCCCCGCGTGTTGAGATGGTCGACGGCACTCACAAGGTCGTCATCCTAGGCAAGCAGGTTCTGCTCGAGGCTGTCACTCAGGAACCCCAGACGGTCATCGGCCCGGTGACTGACAAGTTGATGCGCTTCCGCCCCGTGGGCTGGAAGGGTCTCCTCGGCTGGAACATCTACCGTCCCGAGGCACGTTACGTCATCACTTGCGATTCGTCCATCTGACGATGAGCGCAACGGAGGGGGGAGCCGTAAGGCTCCCTCCTCTCTGACAAGGAGAATCATGGTAGCGAAGAAGAAGGCCGTGCCCGCGAAGAAGGCAGTGGCGAAGGGTAAGTTCCCCTTCCCGCCCGCCAAGGCTGGCGCAATGAAGATGGCGCCGAAGTTCAAGAAGGCTTGCTGATCCCATGCCCCGTTTCGTAAACCCGACGTACGAGTACAAGATCGGGCTACCGCACGATCTCTACTTCGTGGGCTACCCCGTAGCCAAGTCGGTAGTCAAACACAACGGGGCTTGGAAGACGGTCGTTGTCCCGCGTGAGGACTTCCTTGCCCAATGCACTGAAGTCCTTCGCGGTGGCTTCGATCACCAGATCACACCGCAACTAGCAGCAGAACTGATCGCCGCAGGATACGGCGAATACGTGGTGGAGAACTAATGGCGAACCATAGAGAAGATCACCCCGTCTATGTGGACGGGTGCTTCGGGTGCAAGGTGAACACCATCTCCGTCTCGAACATTCAGGTTCGCGCGTTCGCTCACGCGAACGAGAAGGAACTCACGGCGTACCGCGATGCCCGCAAGTACGGCATCCAGCCCGCGACCACCAAGATGAAAGACATCACAAAAGCAGTGCGCGTGTCTGACGCCACTGGCGTAGCGGCTAAGGCAGTGTGACATGACGACCCTCGCACAGATGACGGACATCGCAATCGCAGAAGCGAACGCCTACGTTCGCAACCAAGACTCACTCACCGTACTCACCGCCGATCTCGGCGAGGGCGGTCTCTCCTTCACGGTCGACGATGCATCAGCCATCTCCCGTGGCACGGTGGAGATCGGAAGCGAACTCGTCTACGTCAAGCAAGTAGACAAGACGTATGGCACCGTCACCGTGATCCCGTCCGGTCGTGGCTGGATGGCCACCACCGATCGCTGGCATCCGGCGAACACGCTCGTGCGCAACAACCCGCTCTTCCCGCGCTCCATGGTGATGCGCTACATCAACGAGATCATCCAGTCGGTTGACCTGTTTGCGGTCAACAACTACGAGTTCGAGTTCAACGGGTCGCAGTTTGCGTGGCAACTGCCGACCGATGCACTGCATGTGACAAGCGTCACATGGCAGCGTCCTGACTCGACTGGCATCTGGGAACCCATCAAGCGCTGGTACATGGATCGCAACTATAGGGGCGACGACAACGGCGTGCCCCGCACGATGAAGGCGCTCGTGCTTAATGAGGCACCCATGCCGGGTGCCACCGTGCGCGTCCAGTACCTCGGCGATCCGATCATCATGCAGGATTCGGTGGAGAACGTGTTCATCGACACCGGACTGCCCGAGCGGGCCATGGATGTGGTGCGCTATGGCGCACTGTGGAAGATGCTCTCGTCCGTTGATCCCGGCAAGGTGAATGCTGTCAGCGTGAACGCTGACGCGATCGACACGAAGAACGATTCGGGCAAGGCGACGAACGTCGCTCGCTACATGTACCAGATGTACCAGATCCGCCTCGGCGAAGAGAAGCAGCGCCAGAGCGATGAGTTCCAACCGACGATCAACTACACGAGGTGAGTGAATGACCACCCGCTACTACTCCAACACTGCGGTCAAGACGACGCTAGTCACCTCGATCGGTTCCACCGACACGCAGATCCAGTTGGCCTCAACGGCAGGCATGCCCGAGGCGCAGGGCTACCCGTTCACGCTCATCCTGCAGAAGGACAGCGCTGACGAAGAGGTCGTCAGCGTCACAAGCAAGTCCGGCTCTGTGTACAACGTCATCCGTGGGTACGACGGTACGGGTGGCAAGGCGCATATCTCGGGCACGTCAGTCGAGCATGGCGTCACCGCCATCGACTTCAAGAACTCGCGCGACCATGAGAACGCGACGAGCGCCCACGGTGTCTCCGGAGACGTGGTCGGCACCACTGGTGCCCAGACACTCGACAGCAAGACGCTCACCAACGCAACAATCGTTGGCCTTGTGCTTGACGAACTCGAGGATGCACAGATCACTACCCCAGTAGATGGTCAGGTTCTCCGGTTCAACTCCGCGTCTGGACTCTGGGAGAACGCGACCGAGTCTCCTACCATCACGCTTACTGGTGCAGTGACTGGCACCGGCACGATGACCGATCTGGAATCTGTGTCAATCGTCACATCGCCCGACTCCTCGGCTCTGTTCCGAGATGGCAGCCGTGCTGCCACGGGTGCGCTGCCCATGGGTGGCAACAAGATAACAGGACTCGCCGACGGAACCGCGTCCACTGACGCAGCGACCAAGGGTCAAGTCGACGGGGTCGTGAGTGCCGCTGCTGCGGCAGCGGGTGTCGGGGCTGCGGCCTCTGCTGCTGCTGCGGCAGCGTCATTCGACTCGTTCGATGATCGCTACCTTGGAGCCAAGGCTTCCGATCCGACACTCGACAACGATGGCAACGCGCTCCTCACCGGAGCGCTCTACTGGAACACCACAATCAACGCGATGAAGACGTGGTCGGGAACCCAGTGGGTGGGCATCGCTTCTGCTGCCCAGATCTTCCGCTACCGCTACACCGTGAGCGCTGGCCAGACCTCGGTGTCTGGCCCCGACGTCAATGCATCCACGCTGTCCTATCTCGCGAACTACGAGCAGGTATACCTCAACGGCATCATGCTCGTGCGCGGCGTAGACTACACGGCGAGCAACGGCACGAGTATCACGGGCATCGCCGCCATGGCGGCGGGCGACACGGTGGAGGTCATCACCTTCACCCAGTTCGATCTCGTCACGCAGGCAGTGCTCGTCACCATCTTCGACAGCAAGGGCGACATAATCGTCGCCACTGCGAATGACTCGTACGCTCGGCTCGGGGTTGGCACCAATGGCCAGTACCTCGTCGCCGACTCGACGCAGTCGGTCGGACTCAAGTGGACGACGCTCGATCTCTCGCCGTATCTCACGGCATCGAGCGCAGCAACGCTGACGAACAAGACGATCAGCGCAGCGAACAACACGATCACGGGTCTGGTGAACCAGACTAACGGCACGGTCTCTACCGCGTCCGTCTCGCTCGGCGTTGTCCGCAACATCTGGACTTCGACCGCAGATCCGTCCGGTGGCGCGGACGGCGACGTCTGGCTGAAGTACGTCTAAGGATTCTTCATGACAGCAGCGGTTCGGGTAGGTGGAACATGGCGCAGCCTCAGAGCAACGAAGGTGCGCGTAAGCGGGACGTGGCGCACGGTCTCTTCGATGTGGGTACGGGTCGGTGGGACATGGATCGCGTGCTTTGCAGCGCTGATCACGGACGCCTTCAGCCGGACTACTTCTGGATCTCTCGGGACATCGGACACGGGTCAGCCGTGGACGAATCTCCGTGGAGTCTGGTACGCGACCGGATCGCAAGCGCGTTCCGATTCATCGGTTGCTTCCAACGCAACCCCCGTTGCGGTCGTGGAGATGGCCGCAGTCGACGTGACCGTCTCCGCGAGTGTGACGGCTGGGACTGGAGTTGTGTTCTGGGCGAACGATGCCAACGATCTGTGGGGCGCTCACGCGCATAGCGTGTCCAGCACTTCAACTCCGTGCAACGGCAGCGCCGTCTCCTGCTCCGACTCGACCAATACGTGCGCACCCGGTGGGTGCGGAACCGTTACGTCGAACAGTTCCTGTACGGGTAGCCCGGTGTCATGTAGCGACTACGGCAACACCTGCAACCCCGGTGGCTGCGGAACCATCAGTTCCTCGTCCGTTGCCCAGTACAACTGCTACGGCGGTTACACCTCTGGCTCGTGCGGTGGCGCGGGTGGAACTTGGAACGGATCCCAGTGCTGCTTCAACGAGTTGTACTACACGCGTACGCAGAACACAACGCTCTACACGCGCTCGCAGGCAACGACCACCACAGTGACGACGTACGCGCACTACCTGCGTACGATCAAGATTGCTGGCGGGGTTGTGTCCACGGTCGGAACAGATGTTGCGCTCTCCTCCGCCGCTGCTGCGATCAAGGCCGTCACTTCTGGCAACGGCCTGACGGTCACCGCCTATTCGGACACGGCGATGACGACATCGCTTGGTACCAAGACCGAGACGAACACGGCAGCCAAGGGCACGAAGACTGGACTCATGAAGACGCTGTCCCAGTACAACCAAGGACTCGTCGCAGACTCGTTCTCTTCGGCGGTCTGACATGACCGCCCGTCCATGGGATATCTTCAACAAGAACCTCGGCAGAGTTGAGACCGTGGTGGCAGCAGAGCGCATGGAGATCTGTCGCGCCTGTCCCCGCTTCTTCCCAACGGGCAACTGCTTGGAGTGCGGTTGCTTCATGATCGCCAAGACCAAACTCCCCAACGCGTCCTGCCCGCTCGGCAAGTGGGATGAAGTGCAAGTGTCATACAAGGAGATCCAGTGAGCGAACAGCCAGCCCTGCCACCCATCAAGGTGGCGTGCGTCATCAGCGGAGAAGTGGTTGACGTTCTCCATATGGATGCGCGGTTCGCCGCGATGTTCCTGACACCAGACGCACTCTTCATTGACGTCACTGGCGCAGACGGTCTCCCGACCGCAGCGCCCGGAGATCTCTACGACCCAGCAACCGGCTTCTCCAATGGAGGCGTGAATGTCTAACGCTCGCTCGATCGCTTCTGCGCTCACCTCGTTCCTTGGCACTGGACTCAAGGGCACAGCCAACGGCGTAGCCGAACTCGACGGAACTGGCAAGGTTCCCACCTCACAGTTGCCCGCATCGTCCGGAGGCGTCACCTCCGTCGATGGGCTGACTGGCGTGGTCAACCTTTCCGGCTTCTACGACGCGCTCGGCGCAGCCGCTGCCGCCCAGAGTGCTGCGGCGTCGGATGCCACATCCAAGGTGTCGACGCATGAAGCGGACACGACTGCAGTGCATGGGATCGCCGACACGTCGGCGCTCGTGCTCACCAGTGACGCACGCATGACCAACGCTCGTACACCAACGACGCACTCGCATTCCGAGTCGGACGTCACGTCGCTCGTCACTGATCTCGCAGCCAAGGCTGCTGACTCTGCTGTCGTGCATCTCGCTGGCACAGAGACGATCACTGGATCCAAGACCTTCAACGCACGCGTCCACTTCCACGCTCCGGCCCAGTTCTACGTCAACGGATCCAACCCGACCTCGCCCGAGACGGGGGACGTCTACTACAACGACGCGGCCAACACCGTCAAGTACTACGACGGTAGCGGCTGGGACACAATCGCTGATCTAGAAGATCCCCAGACCTTCACTGGCGTGAAGACGTTCACGGCGAACCCCGTGTTCAACGATGCCGCGATTCCCGAAGCCAAGGTGAGCGGTCTGGTGACAGATCTTTCCGCGAAGGCTCCGCTTGCATCGCCGACCTTCACCGGAACCCCCGCTGTTCCCACCGCTGCGGTGGACACGAACACGACGCAGGTTGCAAGCACTGCGTTCGTGGTGGCTCAGGCTGGCGCGTCCAACCCCGTGATGAACGGGACGGTCACCGTCGGTACGTCGAAGCGCTACTCGCGCGAGGATCACGTCCACGCATCCGACACGTCGAAGATGGACAAGAACGCCAGCATCAACACGCAGACTGCGTCCTACACGCTGGTGATCACCGACGCATCCAAGGTCGTTGAGATGAACGTGGCTTCGGCGAACAACCTTACCGTCCCTCCGAACTCGAGCGTTGGGTTCCCGATCGGAACGCAGATCGACATCTCCCAGTTGGGCGCTGGCCAGACCACTGTCGTGGCTGGCGCTGGCGTGACCATTCGCTCGAGCGGGGCCAAGTTGAAGATCACTGGCCAGTACTCTGGGGCCGTGCTCTACAAGCGCGGCACCGACGAGTGGGTTCTCCAAGGGGATATCGCAGCATGAGTCTCAGGATGATGCGCGGGCGTAAGCCCGCAGCCGCAGGGGGTGGTGGCACAGCCACCCTCTCGGGTGGCACAGTCACGAACATCACGGGCTGGGAGATTCATACCTTCACGACGTCGGGCACGCTTACCGTGTCCAACGCGACTGCCACTGTGCAGTCGCTCGTCGGTGGCGGTGGTGGAGCGGTTGGCTCCTATAGCGGTGGTGGCGCTGGCAAGGTTGACCAGAACAACTCACTCTCGCTTCCTGCTGGTACCTATACCATCACAGTCGGTGGCCCCGGATCCGCATCATCTATCGGATCCACTGTTGTCGCTGCCGCTGGCGCGGCTGGCGGATACGACGTTGGCGGCACGAGTGGCAACGGTTACTCGGGCGGGGGCGGATCGGACTCCGGGTGGGGCCACGCCGGTGGCGGCGGTGGTGGCGCCGGTGGTGCGGGACAGGGTTCGTCAAGCGATCCAGATGCGCAGACCGACTACGGTGGCGCTGGCGGCATCGGTGTTACGTCGTCCATCTCTGGGACATCCGTCCTCTACGGAACTGGCGGTGGAGGATTGGGTGACACGGGGAACGGTGCCGCCGGGGGGAACGGAACACCGAGCGCATACTGCGGAGGGCAAGATGCATACAACGCCGCGCAGCAGGGCGTCGTCATCGTAAGGATCGCGGTATGAGTTACTGGGCAGAACTCGACGACAACGACGTGGTACTCCGTACCGTCGTCGGCAACGACAACGAAGCGGGCGAGGGCTTCGACTGGATCATCGGCAACCTTGGTGGTCGCTGGATCCGCACGTACGACGATGGAACTCGGGTGCGCTACGCGCTTCCCGGTATGCACTACGACGCAGCGCTGGATGCGTACTACTTCCCCAAGCCAGATGACGGGAACCCTGAGTGGTTCTTCAACGAGACCACTGTGCAGTGGGAACTTCCGAAGGCTGAGGTGATGGCCTGATGTCCACTGAGATCGGCTTCACGGTAACGATCCGCGACGTGTACGACAAACTGGTCGACCAAGAGAAGGTTATGGGATCGATGCACTCGCGACTAGACACCCTCGCTTCACGACACACAGCCCACGACCAGTGGCTGGATGATCACGAGGGACGCATCCGTAACCTCGAGCGCCTCGTATGGAAGGCGTCGGGTATCGCTTCCTTTCTCGCCGCCGCAGTCAGCGTCGGCGTAGACCGCATCTTTGGACAGGGATGACATGGCAACTCTTGCATCAGGCGCGGTGCGCCTTCGGTCAGAAGTCGACGCGCTCTACCCCAAGCGCGACAAGCAGAGCGACGGATGGGTTGCCGACGCTCGCCACGTATCCGGTGGGATCTCTGACCATATCCCCGACAAGCGCGGTGTGGTTCACGCGATCGATATCGACCGTGATCTGGATCCCGCGAACCAGCGTGCCTCATGGCAACTGGCAGATGCGATCCGCAAGATCGCAGCCACGGATGGACGCATCGCGTACCTCATCCACATGGGCCAGATAGCAAGCCCGAGGCGCAACCTCAAGGGCAAGGCGTGGCAGTGGCGGAAGCACGTCGGTGATCCGCACATGCACCACATCCACATCTCCTTCACCATCAAGGCGGACACCAGTGCCGCACCCTTCGGATTGATCAAGGAACTCTCATGAACCTGCTCGACCGCTTGCCCCAGAAGGTACGCGAACTCACGATCATGCTCGTCTCTGCGCTCTTCGGTTGGGCGGCGGACTCCGTCGTCGAACTCCCGGCACCTGACTACATCATCGCTATGGCTGGCGCACTCGTGGCGTGGGCCTCGCTCAACTGGACGACGCTGACCAAGAACTACGGCGTGGGTTCCACGGAAGGCTGACATGTCCAAGAACAAGGCCGTCCTCACCGACATCCCGTTTGCTCTGGGTCTCGGTGTGCCGGATGCGCTGTCGCGCTACGAGAGGTCAACCTTCGCTGCCCACTACGCCATCGGCAACATGCCGTGGCTGTCGGCAGCCAACAAGGACAACCCGATCTCGCGCGTCACGACTCCGTACCAGAAGGAGCGCATCGATCAAGGGTCGAGCGCTGGCGAGAACTCGCTGTCCAACTGGTGGCTGCGCTCTGCCACTTCGTGGCATCGCGGTGCTGGCCTGACGTTCTACGACGCGGCGCAGGATGATCTGTATCGGTTCGACGAGTCTGCCAACGTGGACGTGTGGACGCCGGGACAGATCTCCCTGCTCAAGGATACGGCGTTCGAGGCGAATGCCGATGCGCATCATCCCGCAACCTGCGATGCAGGTACATGGCTCATCATCGGTGGCGCTGTGTACCTGTACTCGTCGGGCGATGTGCTCACCGTGGTCACGGGAATCACGGGTGAGGCTCAGGCACTCACAAGCGATGGCTCGTCCGCCATCGTTGCTACGAGCAATGGCATCTGGGAGGTCGCAAGCGACCTAACCCCGACCAAGTTGTACAACCAACCGGCAGGATCAACGACGTGGACAGTGAACTCGATCGCGTTCGTGAAGAACCGGATCGTTGTTGCGGCACAGATCACGGACACGAACCCGATGCACGTCTTCGAGTTGGGTCGCAACCCAGTGTCAACCACGACGGTGTCAGTAGCAGCGGACTCGAGGTTTGCGACAAAGGGTGTGACCTACCCAACGATCACGGCGACAACCTCAGCGATTCTTGTTGGCTCCACTATCGGCGTCGTAAGCCAAGTGCTGTCTTTCACTATCGACATGACGGCTGGCGGAATTGGCCAGATGAATGAACCGACCGTGGTCGCCGAGTTCCCACGAGGCGAGACGCTCAATCAACTGCGCTCGTACCTGAACACGTACGTCGTCGCTGCTACCAGCGAGGGCATCCGGATCGGTGTCGAGAACAGCACGGGTGATGGGTTCACCTATGGTCAGCGCATGTTCGATTCCCCTGTCACCGACCTCGCCTTCACTGGCGAGTTCGTCTTCGCCACTCGGGCGGACATCCTGCTCGGGACGACTGGGCTGTGGCGGATCGATCTCGGGACAGCGGTGGGGCAGTCGTTCGCCTACGCTCCGGACTTGTCCGCAGCAGACGTGCAACCAAACGGTGTGGCCTTCATCGGTACCAGCGGGCGGAAGTTGATGACCGACAGCAACGGGCTTTGGATTGAATCCATCACGGACTACGCCGAGAATGGATACATCCGATCGGGGTGGATCCGCTACGGGACGACCGAAAAGAAGCAGCCTGTTTCGTTCATGCTCCGCACGGGCGATGCAGTCGGCACGGTGGGCTTTATCATCGAGGATAGTGCAGGTTCCTCGACAGGCATCGACTTCCTCCCAGTGGGTGGAGTGCAGAACATTGCGATCTCGTCGGGCCTGCTCGCTGACGGACAGCATCAGATCCAGATCAACCTTGGGAGTACCGATCCGTCGGTCTCTCCTACGCTTGAAGAATGGCAACTCAGATCACTCCCAGCGCCCGTACGTAGTAGGACGATAACGCTGCCGCTTCGTTGCTACAGCGAAGAGGCGGACGCGAATGGCAGCACAATCACGAGCGATCCTTGGGATCGCTTCCAACGTCTCGAACTTCTTGAACAGTCCGGCAGTGCCGTCCTGTTTCAGGACTTCACTACGGGCGAGGAACGGATCTGCCAGATTCGCGGCGTGCAGTTCGAGCAGGGCATGGTGCCGTCGTTTACCCACGGGTTCGGCGGGACAGTCACAGTCCAACTCCAAACGGTGGATGTGGAAACGTGATCCCATCCGACATTCCTCTCGTGAATCCAGACGAGCGTGACCCGCTCGTCCTCAAAGTACGACGGGCATTGAACGTGCGAGGAGACGATCTCCTCGATCCGCCACTGCAGCAGATGCTGCGTGGCTTCCAACGGAAGAGCAAACTAGAAGTACACGGATCCATTGATGCCGCCACCTTGGCGGCACTTGATATCTGATCAGATGAGGGAGGGCTTAGGCCCTCCCTCTTTTCTGCTTGTCCGGCAAGCAGATCAAGGCGGGCTTGAGGCCCGCCCTCATCTCTCTTTATGGAACCCGGCTATCGCCGGATTCCTGAACTAGGAAATGCCCCCTCTTTCTCCCCCAAAGAAAAGCGGGGAGAATCGAGGAGGCTCTCCGTCAGGAAGCCGACCATCGCCGTCATCCATCACTGAGGTTTCTGCCCCACGCTTTCGCGCAGGGAGAATGTAACACAGGACACGGCGCGACACGCCGAGTGTTGACATCGAGTTCGGATCGTGTATGCTCCGATCCATGAACACACCAACCAACCTACCGGCCCATCGGTCGTTCTCCCAGTTGGGAACGTACCGCAGGTGCCAGCACCTGTACTACCTCACCCGTATCCTCGGAGTCAAAGAGGATCCATCCTGCTGGCTGGTCGCTGGCACATCCATCCACGAGATGCTCGAGAAGGTGAACCATGAACTCGTCGCTACCCCCGCTGCCTCAGCCGAGTGACGCCGATCCCATGATCGACACGACGGGGATCCCGACCCATCGATGCCTGAACTGTGGAGGGGAGACCTTCCTCACCATCGTGTGGTTCGAGGACTACAACATCGCAGGCTGGTACCTCAATGGCAAGTGCGAGAGTTGCGGCGCACCCGTGACTCTGCCCTGCCCAGTTGACAGCCCAGACTATGTGGAGGATGCTGAGTCCCATGACCCTGATTGCTAATCCGGAAGAGCGTGCCGCGCTCTTCATCGAGATCATGGATGCCACGGTCGCTCGTGAAGAGCGACTCACTGGTATCCCGTGCTCCGAGTTCCGCGTCCCCGCCAAGTCCAAGACCAAGGCTCGCCCCAACGGAGAGGACGTCGACTGGTGGAAGACCGAAGGCCTGAAGCAAATCGACTCCTACCTGCTGTGGATGCAGTCCCATGACTGGGAGATTGCGCTGCTGCCGAACGGCAAGCATGCGATCGAGTGGGAGGCGGAGGTCACGTTCGGTGGCATCCCAGTCCGCCTCGTCATCGATGCGGTGTACGCCATGCCCAATGGCGATCTCATAGTGGTCGACTACAAGACGGGGTCGAAGCCCCCGATCGGATTCGAGCAGTTGGGTCTCTACGCCAGTGCGCTCGAGAAGGCATACGGAATACGCCCGAAGTACGGCGCGTTCTACTCCACCCGCAAGGGTGAACTCGAAGACGTCGTCTCCCTCGACCCGTGGGACATCGACTACTTCAACTACATGTTCCGCGCCATGGCGGCGCAGCAAGAGACCGGCACCTACATCCCGAACGTCGGGTTCGGGTGCGCCGGTTGCGGAGTGAAGGCCCAGTGTGTAGCGTGGGGCAGTGAACTCTCCCAGAGTTTCCCGTTGTATCAACCAGAAGAAGGAAAGGAATAGAGCATGTCACAGCATGCAGAAGCAACATACTCAGCAACTGTCAAGGTGAACGGTGATCTCTTCACCGTTCGCGGCGGCACGGTCGAGGAGTTCCTTGAGAACCTCATGAACGCACAGACAGCAGTCTCGTGGATCGAGGCGCTGCAGGGTATCGGGGTAGCCCAATCACCCCAGCCCGCGTCGCAAGCCCCGCAGAATGCTGCTGTGCCCCAGCAACAGGCACCCCAGAGCGCACCAACTGGTGGCATCGAGACGATGCAGGACAAGTGGGGCAACTCATTCCAGCGCGGAGTCCCCGGTACGGGGTACTGCGCACACGGCGCTCGTGTCGTGAAGAACGGAACGAGCAAGGCTGGCAAGGCTTACAAGATGTATGCCTGCATCAATGACACACCTTTCGGCAATGCATCTGCCGGTAAGTGTGAAGGCGAATGGCCAGCGCGATAACATGAGATCACTGCTGCACGTCGTCGCCGGACACGCCTCGGGTGGGGAGTGTCTCCCAGAGATCCTCCCGTCCCTTGGGGTGGAGGACGTCACGTTCCGACGTGGACAACTCCACGTCGTGGCAGCAGTACCCGGAGGTGGCAAGACCCTGCTCGCCCTGTGGTATGCGGTGAAGTCGAAGGTGCCGACGCTGTACTTCAGCGCCGACTCCGACTCATCTACAATCGCAGAGCGGGCGGGGGCCATCCTCCTTGGCAAGAAGGCCAAGGAAGTGAAGGCAATGCTCGCTGGCGAGGCGTCCGTCCTGATTGAGGACGCGCTCGCCGACGGGGCGAACCACATCCGGTTCGACTTCGACTCTGGCCCGAACATCGAATCGATCGAGCAGGAACTGCTCGCGTACTGCGAACTCTACGGTGACATGCCAGCACTCGTCATCGTCGACAACCTCATGAACATCCATGGAGACTCGGACAACGAGTGGACATCCATGCGCGACAGCATGTCCGCACTCCACACGCTCGCCCGTGACACAGAGGCAGCGTTCATCGTGCTGCACCATGTGTCCGAGGCACAGAGTGAATCTAAGCCAGACTACCCAGCCCCGCGCCGTGCGCTCATGGGCAAGGTGGCGGCACTGCCCGAGGTCGTGCTCACTGTCGCACTCAGCGGTAGCCAGTACAGGATCTGTGCTGTGAAGAATCGCCACGGCCAGTCCTACCCCAAGGCCGACCGCTTCATCACGGTGGCTGCCGACCTGCCCTATATGACCCTGTACAACTCTTCCTCTGATATGGAGCAGGCGCGGACGCGCCGCGAATGGCAATGAGAGTTCCCAAGAATGAACTGCCACCGTGCGTGGAGTTCCCCACCGAGACGTTCTTCCCGGAGAAGGACACGCCCACCGAGACGGCAGCGATCCGCAAGATCTGCGCTGGCTGCACCATCTTCGACCAGTGCTTCGAGTGGGCAATGAAGCATGAGGACTACGGGATCTGGGCTGGCACAACACCACCAGATCGTGTACGCTATCGAGAAGCAACGGGAACCAAGTTCGAGTTGCTTGTCTTCGATCCCTTCGATGACAATAACCTACGATCCGTGTACGGATCGGGAAGCGTGAAGGTAGGAGAACTGTGAAAGACCTATTCGCCAATGTGAACAACGGCGACTACGTGCGCGTCGAGTTCAAGGACGGGGCCATTGAGGGAACCGTAGAGATCGACGAGGTGGCGTGGAGTGGAGTTCGCAACAGTGTTACTTGCTACTCCACTACTCACCTCGCCGCGTTCGCCACGAAGGTCACGGTGCTGCTCCCACCGGAACCGCCAACGGGCAGTGTGGTGCTGGACAAGGAAAGCATTGCGTGGCAGCACGCAGGTGCCGGTACATGGTTCTCGACGGAAATCATGAGTTGTCGCATCTGGCCCAATCTCCACGCTGATCGTGGCCCACTGCGCGTCATCTACACACCGGAGGAAAAGTGACCGAGTACACGCCAACCGTGCGGGAGATTAGTGCTGCATGGGTCATGTATCGGCGACTGTTCGATGTCGCTGACGTAAAGGCGATGGAGGAAGCCGAACGGTTCCTTGCCGCATACGAGTTGGACGTGATAGACGAAGCGGTGGATCGCTTGGAGTGCGTCCCGTGCTCGAAGGGCACGGGCTGTGACTTCGAGGAATGCAGCATCCCCACGCTTGAAGCCATCGCCGCTGTCCGTGGGGAAGGTGAGTGATGGAACACGACAAGTTCTGCGAGTACGACGGCTGGATGTGCCAATGCGCTGTTATCGCATCGGCCCGCGCAGACGAACGGCGGAGGGTGCTGAGCACGGTGGCTGCGCTCCGCGCATCAGCCAAGAAAGACGAGAACGGCTGGGCCTTGTACGAGCACTGCTACGAATGCAGTGGGGCGGCTGACGGGTACGACACCGCGATTGATGATGCTCTCGCTGCTGTCCGTGGGGAAGGTGAGAGCAATGACTGAACCGTACACGCCGACCACATACGTAGTGCGCGATTCTCTCGCGTTCCATGAGTCAGTGTGCGGTTGCACCGGAAGAGACTACCAAGCCGTTGCGGAAGAGTTCGACCGTTGGCTTGCCGCACACGACAAGGAAGTGCTGGGCAAGTATGGCGTTTCGCTCGCGGCGTCATACAACGCGGGATGGATGAGTGCGCTTGAAATTGTTGTAGCGCACTCGCGCATCGCCGAGCCGCCAACTACTGATCGCACGTTTGTGCAGTACGCCGAAGATGTTGCCGACGCTATCCGTGGAGAAGTGCTAGATGAGGCGGCAGAGTGGGTCAAGGCTGCCGAACATCGCATGTCATTGAAATTGCACGAGCATTGGGATGACGCGCTGCCAGAGGACGAGTGCGACTGCTGCGCCGCTGAGGTAGTCACCATCGCCATCGCCGCCATTCGCAGGGAAGGTGAGCGGGTATGAGAGGTAAGTGCTTGTTGTGCAATCGCCGCATCCGATTCTGGCAAGGGCTGTTCTGTGGATTGTTCGGAGCGCCGCTATGTGCCCGCTGCGCTGTCCGTGGGGAGGGTGAGCACAAAAGGGTAGGGGTTCGGGCTGCGCCGGGGGCACAAAAGGGTAGGGGTTCAGACGACAACCTCACCCTATACAGGAATAGCGGCGGGCATATTCCCGCATCGCCCAACACGGGCAAAACCCCAGACGCGAAAGAGGAATCGGAATGACGACACCACAGAAAGCGAAGGGATCCAAGTACGAACTCGACATCGCCAAGTACCTCGTCGCCAATGGCTGGATCCACGCGGAGCGACGCATCGCTGGAGCGACGCTTGACAAGGGTGACATCTACGGGATAATTGGCTGCGTCATCGAGGCCAAGAACGAGAAGTCACTTCGCTTCTCCGCATACCTCAAGGAACTGGAGGTCGAGATGTACAACGCAAACGCCGACACTGGTGTGGTGATCGCGAAGAAGCGCGGCACCACCGATGTGGGCGAGCACTACGCAGTCCTGCCCGTTGCGCAGTGGGTCAAGTTGATGAAGATGGCAGGGTACTGAGGTGATGACCGATGAGATGGCTCGCGCGATTAGCATGTGCATTGTGTGCGGCGACGACATTATCAACAACCGCTGCCAGTGCTCCGACTTTGCTGACTGGCGAGCGGGCCGTGTCCCTCAGACACTCGGCCCACTCCTCTTCCTTTCTGAGATCAACGCCGAGGGCCAGTCGGTCGTACGCCCGCTCCTATACGCTGGCTCAGTACGGATGGGGGATCGCAGAGTTCCAGTGCTTGAGGTTGCTCTGGGAGCGCGAGAGCGGCTGGTCGACTACAGCAAAAAATCCCACGAGTTCAGCATTCGGTATCCCGCAGTTGCTCGGTATGAAGACGCGAGATCCTCGTCGGCAAATCCAGATCGGACTACGGTACATTGAGCACAGATACTCGCGCCCTTGCGCAGCATGGGCGCACTCAGAGAAGCACGGTTGGTACTGATGCATGACGATCAACGGCATGATCTCGCTGCTGTCCTTGACCACTACGGAGTCTCGTTCCGTGGCGGAAGGGAAGCGTCAATGCAGTGTCCGGTTCACGATGATGCGCACGCGAGTGCGTCAGTCAATATCGAGAAGGGTCTATGGCATTGTCACGCGTGCGGGGCTGGTGGGAGCGCGGTACATGTTGTCATGGCTCGAGAAGCACTCACCTTCAAGCAAGCGCTCGTCTTCCTCGATAGCATGGGGATGGTGGACGCTGTTCAAACTCATCGAGTCAACGTTCGAGTACGCTCGTCGCGTCGGTGGGTACCACCAAGACTACGCAAGGACTAAGGAATGCGACCTAACCTGAGCCTCATCAACCTGTGGACTGAAGCCTCGCTTCAGTATCACGAGTCGCTCGCTGGCTCGCCCGCCGAGGAGTACCTCCACTCGCGCGGGCTGGCTCAGGCGGCGGAGCAGTTCCGCCTTGGATACGTGGCCACGCCTTCGGCTGGGCACGATGAGATGTTCAAGGGCATGCTCTCCATCCCATACCTGCGCCCATCGGGCGTGGTCGCATTCAAGTTCCGCAGGCTTGGCGAGTCGGATCGCAAGTACCTGATCCCGACTGGCCAGCGCCACTACTTGTACAACACGCAGGCTGTGCTCGACGCAGTCGATCGGGTGGCGATCGTCGAGGGGGAACTCGATGCCATCGCCGCCACGATGTGTGGTGTGCCAGCCGTTGCGGTGGCCGGAGTGAACGCGTGGAAGCCTCACTTCGGTCGCTGCTTCGACGGCATCGACAGAGTCATCATCTGCACAGACAACGACATCAAAGAGGACGGGACAAATCCCGGCCAAGATCTGGCAAAGAAACTAGTGGAGGTTCTACCGAACGCTGTCCGCGTGTCGTTGCCCCCCGGCCACGATGTGAATAGTACCATTCAGTACTACGGAGCAACGAAGTTGCTCGACATAATCAACGCAGTGTAGGAGCAGGGCATGACCGATACTGACTTCGGCTTCGATGACTTCCGATGCGCAGCCAGCGATCTCTACGACGAGGCGTACTACGTACTGCTCTCCAAGCAGCGTGACTACGGGCCGGACAACATCAGACTCTCACCATTCGGTGAGCAGGTTGGGCTGCTCACGCGCATCATGGACAAGGTGCAGCGTGCTGCACATCTCGTCTCCACCGGGAGCGACCCGCAGCACGAGTCGATCCGAGAGACGTACCTCGACCTCATGAACTACGGAGCCATCGGCATGATGCTCGTGGACGACACGTTCCCCAAGCCGAAGCAGTGGTACCGGGAAGGCGGGCATCTCTGATGGCCCGCTTCCTTGCTATCTGGGCAGTGCTCTTCTGCTGCATCATGACGTACAACGCACTGATGGGGAACCTCACATGAGAGTCATCCCCTTCGTCTCAGATCTTCAGGTTCCGTTCCACTCACCGAGGCATGTGGCAGCACTCGCCAACTACATCAGGGTGACCAAGCCAGAGCGCGTCGTCTCCGTTGGAGACGAGGCTGACTTCACTGGGATCAGCCGATGGGCACACGGCACGCCGCTGCAGTACGAGACCAACCTCGACAAGGAGCGGGACGCAACGATCCGCGTGCTCGAGCAGTTGCGCATCACGGACATGGTGCGCTCCAACCACACCGACCGCCTGTTCAACACGAACAAGATCCGAGTCCCAGAGTATCGCCACCTGCCCGAGTTGAAGTTGGAGAACTTCCTCCACCTTGATGACCTCGGCATCACGTACCACAAGCAGCCGACAGAGATCGCGCCCGGATGGGTGCTCGCCCATGGCGACGAGGGGCGCACGTCCCAGATTGGCGGAGCCACTGCCATCAACCTCGCCAAGCGCTGGGGTAAGAGCGTGGTGTGTGGTCACACACACAGGATGGGACTCATCCCGAGCACCGAGTCGGTGAACGGACGGATCAACCGCATCCTCTGGGGCATGGAGATCGGCAACCTCATGGACATGAGGAAGGCATCCTATCTGCGGGGCGGATCTGCCAACTGGCAGAATGGCTTCGGCGTTCTGTATGTGGACGGGCGCAACGTGACGCCCGCTCTCGTTCCGATGCGAGCCGACGGCTCGTTCGTGCTCGAAGGAAAGGTCTGGTCAGCGAAGTGAATAGGATCTACTCTTGTGACGAGGCTCACATCAAGCAGTTGTTTGTCGGACGACGAGTTGTTGCAGCAGATCTTGAGCAGCAAACGCTTACGCTCGATGATGGAACGATCTATGACGTCGAGGGTAACGAGGGCGGCTGCTCCTGTGGCAATGGTGACTACGACATCACCGCGCTCAACGTCTTCGATAATGTCATCACGAACTGCGAGATCGCGACGAGCGTTGACGGATGGGGCAATAGCGAGAACGTTCTGCTATTCGTCTACGCCGCCGGAGGCAACTCCGTCGAACTGATCAGGTCAGAGGGCTACGACAATGGCTACTACGGCACCGGCTTCTCGATCAAGGTGCGCCTGCCATGAAGATAGCAGCAGACGATCCGATCTGGGAAGAGATCGACACCGAGGCAGCAATCGCTGCCCGCTCTGTCTACCGCAGGTTCGGCAACTGGGCAGAGTTCGATGACCTGAAGCAGGCAGCGCTCGAGTACGCGTGGAAGCGCAGCGACAAGGTCGCTGAGTTCATGATGCGCGATGACGAGATCGAGCGCAGGCGTGGACGCGCTGCGCTCAGTACATTCCTCAGGCGTGCGGCTGAGCGCTACGCACGCAAGGAGAAGGCGAAGAAGTCTGGGTACCAAGCAACGGACGAGTACTTCTACAAGGTGGCGCTCGTAGAGAACCTGATCCGCGCCGTGTACAACAACGACATCGACATGGTTGGGCAGGTCTTCGACGCCGAGACCATGAACACGAAGCGAAGCAAGCGTCTTGCCAACGAGGGCAACGACGTACTGGCAATGGTCGCCGACATCGACCGAGCCATGCGGAAGATCGACCCGCGCATGCGACTCATCCTGCTCGAGCGCTACGGTGCTGACCTGACACTCAGTGCGATCGCCGAGATGCACAGCATCTCGCAGTCGCGAGTCGATCAGATCGTGCGGGCTGGGATGAAGAACATGATCGAAGTGTTGGGGGGGCGGAGTCCCTACTAGCGCACGCGCGAAACACGAAAGGGCGCACCCATTGCGGGTGCGCCCTCTTCGTTGTGTTACATGTACTTCGACTTGATGTAGTACAGGTTGTTCCCGTCCGGCAGTTTGTTGTACCGGAGGAAGCACGAGTTATATCCCTCCTGTCTACCCGTGCCGCGCCCTGCCCAGTAAGTGCAGGTCGCGACGATGATCGTGAAGACTAACTCCATGACTACTTCCTTCCTGTTGTGTGATGCATGGCAGCAAGCCATGCCGGTGCGGCGAGCAGGAGAGCGGCTACCGCTCTCACTTCGTGAGTCCGTTCCTCTTGAGGATGTCGTCTTCCTTTGTGATCTTGACGATCACAGCACGAGGTTCACCCTCGCCGGACAAGTTCTTGGAGAACTTGAGTGCCTGATTCTGCGTTGACCACGGGCCGTACGCAGTGATGGGTGCGTAGTCAGCGAGCCGAGCACAGAGCACGTATTGTTCGTCCTCTCTGCGCTTGGCATCCAACTTCACGATGATCTCTTCGGCGAGATCCCTCGCCTCTTCGAGATTGCTCCCGTCGAGGGCGAGGAGATCTGCCACCAACCGAATCTCAGTTGGCTTGGGCTTGGCCATTGGCCGCCTCCTTGCGCTGTGCCATCCGGGCGATGACCATCGCCTTGTAGTCCAAGAGGAACGCGACCTCGGCGGAGTCGCCCTCGAAGCGACGGATCAGATGACCGGCAGCCTCGACCGCCGCCATCTCTGCCGCCAGTTTGGCGAAGTCGAGGATGGTGTAGGCAAGCCTGTCCCCGCTTGGCCCAATGGGAATGATGTCGGCGAAGCCATTGGTGAATGAGCGTTCGATCTGCTCACTGGTAAACACGTTGAAGATCGTCTTCGTGATGGTATCGGTGTAGGACATGTCGTTCATGCTTGCTCTCCTCCTGTGTATCGGGCGTAGACGATGACCTCATCGCCGACGGTGCGGGCTGCTGTCTCGAAGCCTCGCTTCTGAGACAGATACTTGCGGTAGTTGCTGTTGCACTGGCTGCTGAATGAGTAGCCCTGCATGCTGTGCTTGCCATCGGCAGTCTTGCGCGGGAAGGCCTTGACCTTGGCCCAGCGATTGGGCTGCGTCTTGAGTGCGTCCTCGATGCCTTGGAACTCTTGGCGAGATCCCTTCGGACTGGAGGGTGGGAGTTCGTCTACGAACTGTAGGTTCTTGATGGTCACGGGATGAGCCTCTCTTCTGTGTCGGGTGCTGCAATGATGGCGTACAGGATGCGCTTGCCGCGCTCCACTTCCTGTCGTTCGATGAACGACGAGAGTCCTTTGCTCTCGGCGTCCGCAATGCACTGCACTACTGCGATAGCAGTAGCCGCGCTGAATCTGCAGTCTGGATCAAACCTCTGGGGGTCTCGGAAGGCTGGGTCATCCAGCCTCCCGAGCATTTCCTCCAAGGTCATGCGCTCCTCGTCATACTCGGGCAAGGATGAGATCCAGCGTCGAGTTCTTGAAGTCGTCAGACTTCCCGTTCACAACTCGCAGGTTGCGAGTCATTTCACTTCCACCTTGGAAGTGATCGGCGTACTCGACGACAGCATGGAACATGCCGTAGGCAGTGCCTTCCCACTCTGGCATGGTGCCAGTCGAGCCGTGGTAGATGCTGCTCACCTTGCTTCGTGCCGCAAGAGTACGCGTTTTCTTGGTGCGCTCTCCACGATCGAGCATCGAGTACGACGTCTCGGTGAGGTGTCGATCCATCGGGAAGATGTCGCCGAGCAATCGGCGCTCTTCGTCTGCATCGATGGTCTTGCGCTGTAGCACATCGGCCAACTCTGCGTAGTGCTGGATCCCAGCGTAGACAAGTGACAACTTGTCCCGTACCTCTTGGATCCCGATCTTCGCACCGATGGTGTGGCGCAGCGTGTACTTGCTGGCAGCCTTGCCGAAGGCAGCGTTGATCTGATTGGTGCAGAACAGACGATGCACAATCGGGATGATCTGCAGGCTGGAGGATCCATCGTGTGATGTCCGAGCCAGCAGGTATGCAGCGTGGGGATCGTTCTCGATCTTCACGCCCTCAGGCAGAGCCATCATGACCCACACCGTGGTGCCGCCATCGAGTTCACCAGCCGCTGTGTATCTGGCTTCGCCAGAGTCGACGATCATGTCGAGTGCGGAGAACATCTCCTCGTTCTGCAGGGCGTGGTATCTGGAGCCAACCACGCCGAGCACCTTGCGCTGTTCCTCTACTCCATCCTCTCGGAGGATGACCTTGTTCTTGATGGTGGCGAATCGATCGGTGAGTTTGATCGCGTCGTTCGTGTACAAGTCTTCGACTGTGACCTGCCAGTCGAGGTCGGCCTGATGCAGAGCATCCCGAGCGCTTTCAGCGTTGACCTCGGAGCCGATGAGTTTGTGCGCCATTGTGCGCTGTGCCATTACCATGGCAGATCTCCTTCCGTTATGTCGTCGAATGATGTGAAGACCGTGTCTTCACTGTAGGTTCCGTCGTAAGTGCGGAGTGTCTCGAGAGCGCAGTCGTACCACGTCTCGACGACTTCGTCGGGCAGCAGGTCGTACTCGTAGCGGAGCAGGACTAGCCTGCCCTGCTCCCGAGCCACCTGAGTCACGTCGTACAAGAGTTCGTCGACGTTGTCCTTGCTGTCGAACTCGAGTTCGCCGAGTCGGCAGTTCAGATCTGCGAGCGCTTGCTCTGTGATGTATCGATGGCCCATGGCTACAGCGCCTCGACCCTGAGGATCGTCGTGTCGCACCAATCGATGCTGCCATCTTCGACCTCCATGTCCATGATCTCCGGCTCTGCCCAAGCGAGTTCATCTTCGACCTTGGAGCGTGCCTCGGATGCGTTCTTCGCCTCGACTGTGATGCGCCACTCGAAGGACACGGTTCCGCAGACGTCGAACTCTTTGAGTGCGGAGAACGGGGAGAGCGAGAACGCACTCCAGAGGAGCGAGTTGATCTCCCCGATGCTGACCGTGACTTCGTCATCGTCATCGAACCCGTCGCCGTACTGATCGATGATCCGTTCATCGAAGAACGCCTGCACTTCGACGCCCTTGGCGTCCGCCTTGCGCCGCAGATCTGTGACTCGATTCTGCAAGTCGCCGACCGTGGCGGCGAGGTCGCGGATCGTGCCCTTCAGGATCTCTTCCTGCACTGTGGTCGGGTCGATCGTGAGTTCGTCTTCGACGATGACGTGGATCGCCTCGGTTGGGATGATGGTCTCTTCCATGTTCGCTTCTCCTTCGGTGTCGGTGGGTTGGGCATGCAGTGCTTCGCGTTCGTCAACGCATTTGGTGCAGGGGCAGAGGTCGGCGTCGCCATTGGCGACGCAGGCAGGGCAGTCCTGATAGCACGGGTACTGGACTCCGGTGAAGTTGACGTGCTCGATATCAATCATGGTCAGATCCTTTCGTTTGTAGGTTGGCTTCCATTGCTCGCATATCTACAAGCATATCATGGTTTCGCTTCTGATGTCCACCGTGGAGTAAGAACTCCACGATAGGGCGTGTCTTGCTGTCGGTTCGGCAAAGTGTGCAGTCACTGCACTTCACCCGATCATCACGTTGCGCCGGGCAGGTGACGACTCGTCGTCCCTCGATGCGCTGCCCATGGAGCGAGTCGTCAGTCGGCGACTCGATGACGCATTGCCATCCCTCTTCGAGGGCTTGCTTCACGTCGCCTGTTGTTTCACAACTGGCGTTCACTACCCAGCCCTTGATGACACTGGGATTCAGGATGCGCCAGTGATGCGTGTATCCGTAGCCCTCGAGATCTGGGCGCATTGAGTGCAGACTGTTGGCCGCTCGGATGTAGTGAACGTCGAGGTCGCCGGACACAAGGTGCCGGACGACAGCCCCCGGAGGGGACTGGTGATAGATCTTCTCGAGTTCGGGATCCACGCCACGACCGAGCCGATTGACCAAGGCGAAGGCTCCGCCTCCGGGGCCGGTGGCTGCATAGCAGGTGCGCTTGTCGGTCATCATCCCGTTGTCGTCAAGGACGACGAAGGGGCAGTCGGAAGAGCACGTATCCTTGGTGCGATAGGTGGCAGCGATTGGCCTACGGCCAGCGATTTTCTTATTCCTTGAGACTGGCGTAGCCAGTGTCTTGGGATCAGTCATGAGTTCGTTTCCCTTCGGGACTAGGTGGACAGTGGAACTGACGATGCCCATGGAATGGGTTGGGCATGGGCACCGTCAGATTGTGGCTACTCCTGAGGGAGTAGGGCGATGGAGTCGAGTCCATCGTTGAAGAACTTGCGGGCAGTCTCCTCGCTGCCAAAGTGCAGCGTGAGACTCGTGTGCTCCAAGCCCTCGCGTCGGATGGAGATGCTGACATTGACCCCGATTTCATCGGTCATGTAGTTTGTGAAGTACGAGGTCGTATCGTCGGGGCCGAAGCCGTAGTGCGAGAGGTGGATGTGGACGCTTGTCATGTCAGATCCCTTCGGGTGAGTGTTTGATGGGGAGGGTGAGGCCGGTGGAGTCGATGCCTGCGGCATCGTAGAACATGTCCTTGTCGAAGCGTGGGTTGTCTTCAGACAACGCGTCGGCGATGTCGACGACGACGTCGGCCAGTGCCATATCGATGTTCGTCAGCGTGGCGTCACGCTGGAGGGCACCGGCGAGCCAGAGTTGAGACGATCCGGCTTCCGGATCCTCTGCGGCACGGCGATCTTGGATCGCCATGGCAGAGCGAATCCGCACCTCTCGCTCCGCCGTTCGGCGGAGAGCGGCGGCGATGAGCACGTAATCCTTGCGCGTCATTTGCCCAGCCTTTCGTAACGGCCACAGGTGAGGCACTCGCGCCGTGTGCCTGTGAAATTGACGTGCCAGCGATGCTCGCACGTAATGGTCTCGGATTGCTCGGTCATGCGTAGATCCTTTCGATGATGAGGTCGGAACCGTAGCGAACGGCGTCGGCCCATGCCGTCTCGCCGTAGAACTGATAGATGGCAGTGCCATCGGTGCGTACTTGCGCTCGGAGTTCGGAGAACTCCCAGATCTCGATGCCGTGACCGAGTTCGGTGACGCAGATCGGTTCGGTCAGTGCGGGAGTGATGCGTGTTTGCTTCATGTGTGTTGCTCCGTTCTTTGGTCGGTGGATTGGGGCTTGCTACTTACAGTTGAACACCATGTCGGCAGACCGTGTCAAGCCGACACTCTCCATGCTTCACGTAGTGAAGACACGAGCGCACCTCCTCGACTGCGACGCCCACCACTACGAGGGCGCCACAGCCGAAGGCTATGAAGGTCACGATCCGGAGGATCGTCACAGTCCGTTCCTCAATGGGGTCACCATGAGCACGGGGACGTGGCACAGTTTGCAGGTCTTGTCGGGGCATGCGACCATGCCCTCGGTGATCTCCTCGGAGATCTGGAAATCGGGCTTGACGTCGTAGCACAGCGTGCAGTGCCAGTCATTACAGCCAAGGTCAACCTTGGTCGTGTCGAAGACACGAACGAGGTCTTGGTACTTGGTGTCATCCAAGGGATGCGCCTCAGGGATGTCGACCACGAGTTCTTCGAACTCGGGGTCAAGGTCACGCTCGACGTTGATGAGTTCGGCGTCGAGGGCCGCCTCCATGGCATCCTCGGCGGCGATCCGTTTGGCCTTGATCTCGTCGTAGCGCATCCGGTCGTTGATCTGCTCCAGCGCCTTGGTGACGACGCGGAGGCACTCTGCGGTGGTGCCTTCGATGATGAAGGCGAAGTTGCTGTTCACGACGAAGTTCAGCCGAAGGCTGGGTTCTGGGGTGAGGCTCAAGTCCTCGTCTTGGTAGGTGCAGGTGTCGTACCACACGCTGGTCTCTGTGGCGTGGGCCGTTTCGAGTCGGAATGACACGGTCGATCCTTTCGTTGGTCGGTATCTCGTCGTCGGTCGGCGACAATCACCATCTAAGGTCATGGAGATCGGCACTGTCAAATCGGTCTCCCTTACGTAGTAACAATCGGCGTTTCGGTGTCATTTTGGTGGCTCTCGGCGGTCAATTTGGAGCCGAAAACCTCATGCGTTTGCATGCCGCAAACGCTACGGGGAGCACACACGGGCAGGATCTGGGCACAGGACATACGCATAGTTCACACGCGCAGATCTCCCTCGCGCCTACGCGCGAGCGGGCGATCGTGATGATGAAGCCGAACCAACGTACGTACGTACGCGTACGGGCCGAAGGCCCAACTTGACAGGGCGCTTGTGCATCTGCTTGAATGGTGTCATCAGTTCGGAGATACCGGCTGAAAGGAACAAAGGAATCCATCATGCGTACACTCACACTCAAGGCAATCGAAGCCGGTCTCCTTCCTTCGGAAGGCGATGTGGTGAAGGTTGCCCCCAAGACCTTCGGTCTTGTGCTCGAAGTCGCACCCGCGTGGGGTGCCGAAGGCACCGACGAGCGGGACTTGGTGATCGGCTACGACGTCCTCATCGCCGTAGGCGATCGGATGTTCTGGAAGGCCGTCGGGATCTGACGGAAATCAGTCCCTTGGGGACTGCCAGCCCACGGGCCATCTCTCTTCGAGAGGGGTGGCCCTTTGGCATGCCCAAATCCAACGAAGTTGGATGGGTGACCCGCCCGTTTTATGAACGGGCGTGGGGGTAGTACTCTACTATCCCCTCGGAAATTTTCCACAATTTCCTCGGCCTCAATTTGATAACGATTAGGAAGAGGACACCCTCGGTGTCCGATTCCTCTACATAATGGTGTGATGTTCATCACACCCTATTGAACAGGGGGCTTTTTTATAGCCCCCTTCTTATATAGATGATGGCTACGCCATCCCCGAATACTGCCTCCGAGCAGCCGCTTGGCGGCGGCTGCGAGGAGTGAGTGAGCGACCGCTTGAGCGCGGTCGCGAACGGTAAAGGAGACGATCGATCCGAGATCGGCTCCGCCTCATTTAGTAGGCCTTACTCTGTCATCTGCCCGATTGGCTACGGGCAGCAACCGAAATGGACGTTATGACCGACAAACGACGGATTGATGCAGAGCAGGCACGCAAGGAACTCATCCTGCAGGTACGGCAGGGCCGTACCATTGAGGATGCCCTGAAGGTCATCGGACGCAGCCGCTCGTGGTACGAGCAGCAGCGTCGGAACGTGGAGGGATTCTCCGCGTTCATTGACAATGCGCGTCTCCGCAAAGCGGACGCCGCGCAGGTATCCCGACAGAGTGAGATACAGTTCTCCGAATTCTCCCGTAAGTACCTGTATACCACCGTATGGCCGCACATGCAGAACGTCGTCGACCTTATGGAAGGTCGAGACCCGTCCTGCCTCCACAACTCGATGATCTACGAGAAGGGGACGGCGGGCCTGTCCCGCGTCCTCGTGAACGTTCCCCCGAACCATTCCAAGTCGATGACCGTCACCATCAACTACGTCGTGTACCGGATCGTCAAGGATCCGAACATCTCCGTCATGATTGTGTCGAAGACACAAAATCAGGCGAAGAAGTTTCTCTATGCGATCAAGCAACGCTTGACGCATCCCCGCTACGCTGACATGCAGGTTGCCTTCGGCCCCGCCGATGGCTTCCGTGCCACCGCCGATCAGTGGACGGCCACCCAGATCTACCTCGGTGGCGAGGGTCGGGACTCCGGGGAGAAAGACCCGACCGTTGAGGCGGTCGGTATCGGCGGTCAGATCTATGGCAACCGTGCCCACCTCATCATCCTCGACGACACGGTCGTCCTGTCTAACGCCAACCAGTACGAGGCGCAGATGGACTGGATCCGACAGGAGGTGGCGTCCCGCCTCCCACCGGATGGTGGCCAGTTGCTCGTCCTCGGCACCCGAGTGGCCTCGGTTGACCTCTACAGGGAACTCCGTAACCCAGATCACTATACAGATGGTGCTGTCCCATGGACATATCTGGCCATGCCTGCAGTTCTTGAATACACTGACACCTCCGACGGCTGGGATACGCTGTGGCCGCGAAGCGAGCAGCCACTCTCCGAGCACGACGTCAAGGGTTCCGACGGCATGTACGATCGCTGGTCGGGAAAGCGCCTCGAGAAGGTGCGCAATGAGGTAGGCCCAGCGAAGTGGTCGCTGGTCTACCAGAACCAAGATATCGCAGAAGACGCGATCTTCGACCCGACATGCGTCAGAGGCGCAGTGAACGGCATGAGAAAGCCGGGTGCGTTGATCGCGGGTGCGGCTGGTCATCCACAGGATGCCCAGAACTTCTACCGTATCGTGGGACTCGACCCCGCAATGCGCGGGGAGACGGCGGCGGTGGCCTACGCAGTAGACCGCCGCACGCACAAGCGGTACGTCATGGACGTACTCATCATGAAGTCCCCAACCCCCGCCGCGATCCGAGACCTCCTGAGGTCGTGGGCCGACATCTATCGGCCCCACGTCGTCATTGTGGAGAGCAACGCCTTCCAGTTGTTCCTCACGCAGGACGAGGAGATCACCCGCTTCTTCGCAACGCGGGGAATCGCGTACCGCCCGCACTTCACCGGCAACAACAAGACGGATCCCGAGTTCGGTGTCGCGTCGCTTGCTCCGCTCTTCGGCACCAAGACGCTCCGAGACGGCCAAGTGACGACCAAGCACAACAAGGATAACCTGATTGAACTGCCGGACTCCTCCCAGTTCGAGGCCATCAAGAAGTTGATCGAGCAATTGATCACATGGCAGCCGGGGGTGAGGGGCAGCAAACTCAAGATGGACGCCGTTATGGCGCTCTGGTTCTGCGAGATTGTTGCCCGAGAGGTCATCACCCAGTCCACTGGGGTGAACTACTTCATGAAGAACCAGTACGCCTCACGGGGCGACATCGAATCACGATACGTCATCAACCTTGATGAACTTGCAGCAGCAGAGCAACTCGCTCTGCTTTAGGAGGTGGGCATGCCGGACTACGCAACCATGTTCGACGCGCTCCGAAAGCGCTCGAGCGAGCGCGACATGCGAATGCGTCAGGTCGCCCTTGTCAGGGCGGGCCGCCCTGAGCAAGTATTCCCCGGACTCTTTCCAGATGGGCTGTGGTCGCGACCAATCATCGCGAATCTCATCGATGTAGCGGCGAAGGACATGGCCGAGCAGACTGGTGTGATCCCTACGATCACTGCTGCTGGCGATTCGTCGCTCGATGACTCAGCCCGGACGCGTGCAGACAAGTGTACGAAGATAGCCAACTTCTACATCTCCGCGTCCCGACTCGGCACGACCCTCATTAGTGGTGCGGATCGCTACCACACCTACGGGTTCGTGCCGCTTCGCGTAGAGCCGAACTTCAAGGAGAAGCGGCCCCACATCCACGTCGAGGATTCGGTCGGCGCGTACTTCGACATGGATCGCTATGGCACCGTGACGGCCTACGCCCGCCTCTATCGCCGCAAAGCGGGGGATCTTGTGGCCAAGTTCCCCGAGGCTGAGTCGCAGATCCTCATGAATGGCATGACGCGCACCGATCCCAACGAACTCATCGAGGTCGTGCGCTGGTACGACGCCAAGACAACGGTGATGTTCCTCCCATCGCGCAGCGGCATGGTGCTCTCGTCCGTTCCCAACCGCATCGGTCGCGTTCCTGTCGCCATCGCGCTCCGTCCGTCCCTCGATGACGAGCAGCGTGGTCAGTTTGACGACGTGCTTCCCATCTACGCGGCCAAGGCGCGGCTCGCGATGCTCACCATGGACGCGATTCAGAAGGCAGTCGACGCTCCGCTCGCACTGCCGCAGGATGTGACGCAGTTTGCAGTCGGCGGCGACGCGGTAATCCGCTCGAACTCGCCGGAGAAGATCCGGCGTGTTCCGCTCGACGTCCCGCAGAACGCATTCGCCCAAGAGGGGATGCTGGCAGACGAGATGCGTCTCGGCTCCCGCTTCTCTCCCACCCGTGCAGGCAACATCGACTCGAGTATCGTCACAGGTCAGGGCATCAAGGCACTGCAGGCTGGCTTCGATGGGCAGATCAAGGTGGCGCAGTCCATCCTTGGCGAGGCCATCGGCGAAGCCGTGTCCATCGCCTTCGCAATTGACGAGGCGTACTTCGGTGACGTGGAGAAGGAAGTCTCCTCCACGGTCAACGGCAGCCAGTACAAACTCAAGTACAAGGCTTCACGGGACATCCGTGGCAACCACGGCGTCATCGTCGAGTACGGACTCATGGCCGGTCTCGATCCGAACCGCGCCCTCGTCTTCGCGCTGCAGGCGCGTGGCGACAAGTTGCTCTCCCGTGGCTTTGTGCAGCGCAACCTCCCCATCTCGCTCAACGCGAGCGAGGAGGAGCGTGCGATCGATATCGAAGAGATGCGCGATTCGATGAAGGCAAGCATTGCCTCCCTCTCGAACGCGATCCCACAGATGGTGATGCAGGGCCAGAACCCCCTCGATGTCATCGAGAAGATCTCGCTCGTCATCAAGCAGCGCAAGAAGGGCGTGTCCCTCGAAGACGCTGTGGCCAAGGCGTTCGAGCCGGAGAAGCCGGAACCGAACGAGCCACCCGAACAGGGTGAACAACAGAGTCAGGGCGAACCCCCGATGGGTATGCCCCAACAGCAGCAGCCCCGATCCATGCAGGAACTTCTCGCTGGTATCAACGGCTCTGGAAACGCAACCCTGTCGGGTCGAGTGACCCGCCAGATCCCAATGTAGGAGAAGACATGGCTATTGGTAAGCAGGGTGGACACAAGCCCGCACCGACAAGCAAGCCCATCATCGGCAAGGGAACTCCCGGTTCCGTCATCAAGGGTGGCGGCGTTGCCAAGGGCAAGATGCCCAAGAGCACGTCCGCCTCAGGCGTGAAGGCCCACTGATCAACTGATGGCTACCGTCGCGAGGCCGGACGTGAAGGGGCAGAAGGTTGCGCTGAGTGCGCAATACTACGTCAACCGAGTCAAGTCCGGCAAGATGAAGATCAATCAGGTACCCAAGGGTTTCCGCAAGAACGTACAGGCGATCATAGATCAGCCTGTCGAGACGGTGGCACCCAAGGGCGCAGCGAAGCCGAAGACGGGCGGACGTCCGAAGGCGTGGCGTCCGACCCTTGTCAACGGTGCAGATCCCAACGATCCCATTGTGAAGAAGGGAATCGAGCAGGCGCGTGCCGCGTACAAGGTGAACCCCATCGAGTGGCGTGTCTCCAGGTCTGGTGCCGTCCTTCCGCCCAATGGTGGCAAGGGTCGCCTCAGCGACATCGCCGCTTCCGAGGGTTCGTCTACCAACGTGGAGACCGCTCCCGGCCAGCGTGGGGCCACGTCCCGCTCGGGCAAGCGCACCATTGGAACGGGCAGCGAACCGATCCGCACCAAGACTCGCGAGTCTGGCGCAGAGCGCGTGCTCCGCGACATGGAGACGATCAACTCGACCGAAGGTCGCAAGCGCATCTCCGATGCGCTGAAGGAGATCGAATCCGGCAAGGCGAAGTTGACCGACTTCAACCCCGCAGTCCGCAAGGAGATCACCGCGCTGCAGAATGAGCGTAAGGGGATCGCCAAGAAGGCTGTGAAGAAGGTGGCTCCGGCTGAAGCGCCGCGTGGGATGTCGACCGACGAGATCCGCAAGCAATTCATCGACAAGGCGAAGCAGGATCAGGCCGACGCTGGTAAGAAGTTGGCAGCCCAGCCCAAGCCCCCTCGCCCGCGTCCCGCTGGAAAGTTCAAGCCGGTGAACCCGAGCACGCTTCACAAACCGGGAAGCACCAAGGTCGCGCCCAAGAGTGGTGGCCTGTTCACCAAGGGCCAGACCGCGATCAGCACCAAGGATGGCGTACTACTCGAGCGAGCGCAGAAGGCGCTCGACGCTGGTCTCATCTCACAGAGTGAGTACGGCGACTTCGTCAAGCAGCACCAGATGTCGAAGGATGTCAAGGCCGTCGTCGCGAAGGCCGCTCGTTCCACGAGCGCTCGCGCGGTCGCGGACAAGGCGAAGCCCGCAGTGAAGGGTGAGAAGAAATCAGCATTCAAGAAGGCTGCACCTGCTGCTCCGGCATCGCCCCCGGCAACTACCGACACTGCTCCTTCTGCCCGCTCTGTGAAGAAGGCTCCCCGCCCTGTTGTCAAGGTGACTGAGCCAAACCTTCCGGGCATGGGGCCGAAGGCCCCCGCCGTGAAGAAGGCAGCAGCCGCTGGCAAGAAGTTCAAGCAGACTTCGGTAACGAAGCCAGCAGCAAAACCCAAGGTGAAGTCCTCCCCGAAGAATTATGTTCAGGGCGTCATCGAGGATATCGGCAAAGCCGACAAGGGCAAGATCGTTCGCAACGCTGCGACCGATGCGCTTGTCAAGGCTGGGCCGGGCAAGGCCGCGAGGGCTGCGAAGTTCGTGCTCGAGACCGCGATGGTTGCACCCATCGTCAAGCAGTTCGGAAGCATGACGGCCAACGGGGTCAATACCGCAGCGAAGTTCCTGACGGGTGGTGGCTCGGCTCCCAAGCCGAAGTCGACCGGCAACCTCAAGGGTTCGATCAACGCGCGTAACACGGGTGGCGCGATGCAGCGGACGAAGAAGTTCGCCGCTGCTCCTCCGGTAACCGGAAACATCAAGGCCACCTATACAGTGAAGCACGGCGACACTCTTTGGGATATCGCCGGTGCCCACAATACGTCGGTGTCAAAGATTCTTGACGTCAATCCGATCATCAAGAAGCGCAAGGAAACCGGCAAGGTAAGCATCTTCGCTGGCACGAAGGTGCGAATCCCTAAGAAGTAGGAGTGGAAGCAATGGCTCAAGGATATTCCGAGAACCGTGCTCCCGTAAGCGGGCCGGGGAAGTTCTCACAGCGTACCGATCGACAGGGCGTTCAGGCATTGCCGAACGCGGGGTACGGAGAGTCGAAGGACTTCGAGCAGATTCAGCAGGGTGCTCCCATGGAGCGTCAGAAGACACCGAGCGTGACCCCGCTGTCTGCCCCGACCGCTTATCCAGAAGAGGCCATCGGCTCCGGCTCCCGCATCAGCGGTGGGCCGGGGCCGGAGGCGCTTGGGATGGCAACGCCAGCCGAGCAGTTGCTCACCGATCTCGGCAAGATCGGCCAGTACCTCCCGCTCATGGAGATGTACGCCAACTCGCCAATGTCGAGTGGCACGATGAAGTCGTTCGTTCGCTACCTGAGGAGTCAGCAGCAGTGAACGTCATGAAGAAGTTCGAGGAACACCTCGAATACCTCGGGTTCGATCTCGCGCCAGTGGCGTGGGATCTAGCCCACATGAACTTCGCATCCGATGAAGATCGGATCGCGCTCGTCCAGCAGTTGAGCGGAGAGGGTACGAATGGCGAAGCCACTCCCCAATAACCTAGACGAGTTCCTCAAGGGGTCGCAGTCGACGAAGGTTACTCCCCCGAACAAGTCGTTCCTCGCCGATCAGCGCATCAAGCAGCAGGCGAACGACGGCACGCTCGTCGGCAAGGCGGAGACCGTGGTGGCCGACACCGTCGGCAAGGGCATCCAGAATGCGGCGGGCAACCCCGTCATCGGCGCGTTTCTCAATCCCGCACTCGCGGCCATGACCGCCTTGCAAGAGCACGTCATCGATCCGATCTCGCAGGAACTCTCTGCCGTGGCGCTCACGCCCTTGGCGAACAAGGGATCGCTTGCGGAGAACTGGGCCTTCGCCCACAAGCAGGCCAAGAAGATCTCGTTCGGTCAGGCGGGCCAGACGCTCGCTGCGCACACTCCCGTTGGTCAAGTCATCAGTGGCATGATCCCCGACTCGGTGCGCCCGACGTTCATGGACAGCGACTTCAACATCTTCAACGACAAGAAGCGCAACAAGGCGTTCCGCGATGAGTGGGCTGGAGTGCTCCTCTCGGGAGGCAGCGACTTCGCACTCGGAGTGCTCGGCTCCAAGGGCGGCTCTGCCGTTCGGAAGATGCTCACCACCAAGGCCATCGGATCGCGTGCGATCGAAGCAAGCGCCGAGGGTCTTGCCGCGTATGCGGCAGACGCCGAGAAGGCCGTGGCCGACATCGCGAGTGGAAATGCCAAGCGTTCCACTCTGGCGACCATGATCGAGGACGTGGCGCGTGAGACGCGCCCCGAGGTTCTCATCACGCACCCGCTCGTCTCGACGAGCAACGACGTCAATCGCGCTGCCACGATCCTGTCGCAACTCACCGAGCCTGCGCAGATCAAGGACTACCTGCTCGCGGAGAAGGGCGACACGGTCGCCCTCGAGAATCTCTTCCAGTCCGCTCCCTCCGTTGCCGACGTCCTCGACAACTACGGGGTCAAGGAAGTCAAGCCGCTGTGGGATGGCAACCTCGCACAGATCCACGAGATCCCTGACGCGAAGTTGTCTGCCCGACTCAATGCCGTGCTCGGCGATCTTGCCAAGCGCAACCCGACGCTCGCCAAGGCGCTCGATGACTTCGCTGCCGAGAAGGCGCGAGGCATCGACCTCAATCCCTACCAGCCGTCACGCTTCGGATCCGTCGAGCGCCTCTTGGCGCTCAAGGACGAGGCTAAGATCACCGCTGCGCTTGGGGAGTTCCGCCCTCTGGGCGAGGGTCACTGGCAGGAGCGTGTGTACAACACGACCGCGTATGACCGCACCGTCCGCTTCATCCAGTGGGCTGGCTCGGGTCGTGCGCAGGGTCACATCAACATCACGAACCCGCGCAAGAACGAGGCGGTCAATGACCTCCTCTCCGATCTCAACAACTCGGTCGCGCTTAGTGGCGCTGCTCATGATGAGTTCAAGCGCATCTCTGCTGCACGCTTCATCACGGCGCGTACGGACAACGAACGCGCTGCCGTGATCGCGGATATAGAGCAGGAGACGCTCATCCGTATCGCCAAGCACTTCGGCGTCGAGGGACTCGACGACGCCCGCGGGGATGCGGCGAACTTCATTCGCCGTTGGCATCAGGGACAGTTCTCGGAGAGCCGTCAGACGGCGTGGGACTCAGTCCATAAGAACGAGGGCGTTACGGTTGCCGATGATGGCAGCATCGTTGTCACCGATCTCGTGCTCCGCTCGAACGCTGCGCAGACCATCCCGATGATGGACTTCAACAAACTCGAGTTGGAACTCGAAGCGCTGCTCAAGCATCGCTCCACTCAGCCGGGTCAGTTCACGGGTGAACTCGCCGACACCGTCTTGGGCACGAAGCAGCACTCGCTGCACAAGACCATCGTCTCTGCCGAGGAGTTTCTCGACCACGCGAACTTCGTGTTCTCGAACCTCAATCTGCTGCGTATGGCGTACATCCCGAAGAACTCCATCGTCGATCCGCTGCTCCGCGCAGCGATGGCAACCGACAGCATGTTCGGCGTGGACAACATCCTCCCCGGCCTGAAGAACATCGCCTACAACCGCACCCGTGCGATCCAAGCAGGCGTCAGCCGCGTGACCAACAAGGGAACGGCGAAGCGTCTGACCAAGGAGATCGCCGTCATCCGTGGCGACATCATGAACTCGCACGACGCGGTCACGGCTGCTGAGAAGTCCATGGCCGCATCCGGAGCGAAGATCCGAGAGATCTCGGCAGAGATCGATGAACTCGACAAGTTGCGGAAGAAGACGAAGGATCTCACCGCGAAGGCTGACATCGAAGACAAGATGCAGGAATTGTCCGACCTGCGCCGCGATCACGCGAACACGATCAGTGAGCAGAAGTTGCTCCGCGACGAGGCGCGTGATGCGCGGACTACAGCAGCGAACGCTGCCACGGTCAAGCGAGAGGAACTCATCGCTGCCACGGCCAAGGCCCACGGCCTCGATGCTGCGCGTCGCTACGCTGGTGAGCAGCGTCTCGGCTTCGAGGTGGACGGAGTCCACTACGACATCCCGTCCCTCGCTGACCGGAACGTCAAGGGTACCGAGGCATTCTTCGCCGAACTCGACTCCGGTCAAGACTTCTACGCCGCCGCCCTGCAGTCGTCGTTCCAGCGCCGTGTCGCCAATCAGGCGTCGCGCTGGGTGAAGATGTCGTTCAAGGAGAACCCCGACGGGTACATGAACGCGCTGTCCCACGTTGCCAACCGTCAGTTGCGCAACGACGAGGTGGCCCGCATGGTGCTCGAGGGCGCGGGAACCAAGCAGATCGTCGACTGGATCTATTCCGGCCCCGGTCGCAAGTACCTTGCTGCCATGTCGAACCGACTGGGCGTCGCCGACAACGCGGTGACGCGTGACGTCGTCGAGCAGTGGGCAGACCAGACCTCCACCCTCATCCGATCGATGTATCCGGACGAGGAACTGCGCGGGATCATCCTGAAGCGCAAGGTCTCGACCGAGGAGATGGGCGAACGCCTCGGCGGTCGCACCGATCTGCTGCCCGAGGTCTCCGGCCCCGACGTCAAGTTGATGGAACTGTCGCCCGGATCGCGAGCAGCGTACCGCGCGAGCGCATTCACCGAGAAGGGCTGGCGCGTCCTCTCTGGAGTGGAGAACCGGCTCGTCCGTAACCCGCTCTTCCTCAAGTACATGGAGGATTCACTCAAGCGACAGGTGCGCATGGCCCGCGCTGCGGGCAAAGAGGTCTCGGCTGACCTCGTGACCAACCAGATGCGCTCGGTTGCGCAGCGCGAAGCGCTGCAGCGAGTGGAAGGCGTGCTCTACTCGGCACGCCGCCAGACAAATATCGGACATTACGCCAGATATGTCATGGCATTCCCCACCGCGTTCTTCAATTCGCAGGTTGTGGCTGCGAAGTTGATCGCGAAGAACCCGATGAACGCATACTGGTACACTCGAGTGACGCAGGCGGCTGATGTCTTCGGAACCTACGAGGATCGCGACGGGAATCACTACACCAACCTGCAATCCGTGCCCGCTGGCACGCCTGTGACGGTCACCCTGCCCTTCTATGACGAACATGTGCCCGATTGGATGAAGCCAGCGCTCAATCCGTACACGGATTCGCGCGGCGGGGGGTTCAAGATGAACCCAAAGCAGTTGGAGTTCATGATTTCCGACCCATCCGTCGCGTTCTTCGGCTCCCTTGGGGTCTCGGAACTCATGGCGCTGACGGCAGAGCACTCATTCCTCGGCGCATATGCCGAGGATATCGTCAAGGGCATGCGGGAATCGCTCGGAGACAGCGTCTTCGAGTCCTCCATCCTGTATCAGGGATACCCCACCGAGGGTGAGACCTTCGTCCAGCGTGCCGCGAACTCCATGCTCCCCGGATATGCGCGTTCCGCGCTCGATACCGTCATGGCAGGGGTGTTCGGGAACACCGATGGCTTCATGAATGACACGCGGTTCGCCTCCGATATGGCAGCGAACTACAAGGTCGCTGTCGCCAAGTGGTACCGAGATGGAATGCAGGGGACGCGGCCTAATGTTGCAGACTCTATCCAGAGCACTTCACTGTTGTATGGGTTGCGTGCAATCCTGCAATTCAACGCTCCCATCTCCACGACATTCGATCCTGTAACTGCAGCGATGACGCGTTACTATGGTAACGCGATCGACGCGAACAATGGCGACTTCAAGTTGGCTGATCAGCAGATGGTCGAGAACTTCGGCATCGATGCGCTCGCACTCATCGGATCCAGTTCCAAGAACAGGGCTGGGTTCCGTAATACGAACACCGACATCAAGATCCTGCGTAAGAATAAGGATCTCGTCGAGAAGATCTTCGCGGATACCGCGAACATGGAACTCGCGGGCATGCTCTCCGATGGCTACTCCGACATCACCAAGGAGTACAGCACCGAGGTCGCATCGATCTACAAGAATATGACCTACCCCGGCACGGGCGTGGATCTCATGGAGACCAAGGGGCCGGAGGATCTATGTACA